GTTAATGATACTGATAAAGCTGCTACTGAATGTAAATCAATAACAGTTGAGGTATTTGGATTGAAGAAACCAGTTAAGTTATTAACTGTAACATATTTTGCATAATCCGCAGCGATTGGAAAGCCACTTACTGTGTTATAATCGCGGGCCTTATTGACAGAAATATATGTTGTATTAGTTGTTTCAAAAGCATAGCCCTTTACATATGCCTTACCTGATGATACTTGAATAGTAAATTCATCATCATTATTGTAAATATTTTTAATTGCCTTAGCAATAAATGGCTTAACCGTATAATCACCCGATTCATCATATGTGCGCTTAGCCATAGCATATTCAAGTTTATTATAGTCAGAATCAACCTTAATATTAATTATATTGCCTTCTCTAATATTAGCAATGTCAACAAAATTATTAACACTAATATTATCACTACCTTCAATAGTTGAATCATATTCATATGATGTTAGTACAAGTGCAATTGCATATCGATCTGCGCCTGGCGCAAAATAGTTACTTGAACCTAGAGCAGGATCTAATAAATCTGGATTATCTTCAGATGTTATAACACTTTCATTGACTAAAAGACCAATACGTGCAGATGGATTTTGCTTTAATGTTGGAGAAACTATAATTAATTGCTCTTCACAATATACAAAATGACCACTTACGTAAATAATACCTTCTTTGATTGTAAAGAAATATGAATTACTAGAAAATGGACTATCTGATGATACTTCTAATTGAATATTATTACCAACTACTGTAAGCATTTCATTTTGTTGGAATAAGCCCGTGACAGCTGAAAGATGTAAAATTGGAGCAGTATCAGTACCGGTAATTAACTTAACAACACCAGTAGCACCTGAAGTTTGACCAGTAACAGTCAAATCTTTAATTGTTGATGCAAGAGTAGATGGCTTTAACTTAAGATATACACCAGGAGTATATGCTGATTGACATCCATATACAATTGATCCATTTTTAAAAACGTTTGTACCAATTGCTTCAATCTGTGATTGAAGAATTGATTGAATCTGAGTTAATTCACGCGCTTGAACAGCATAACCTGGTCGAAATAAGATTTTATAAAACTTATTTTCGCGTGAAAAATCATCGTAATATGGATTGGTGTTGAAGTTAATCGTCATATCTAATCTTTCGTATTTGATGCTATTATTTATTAGAACTGGATAGCAGTTCTCGTGACAATAGTTTCTTCAAGTGATGGAGAAAATGCTTTTCTATTATCAATATACAATATATCACCAGAGAATTTATTAAAGTCTGGCAATTCTACACTATTGATCTTAAAACTATATGTATTTTCATTAAGTTGCATATTCAATACTTGATTTACTGTACATGGATGATTATCCAATGGTAGCAATAACATTGATAAAGCATCAGCATCAAATGCTACAATTAAATATGTGTGCCCAGCGGTATCAGTTAAAATTATATCATTTTGATATAATTTAGGATCAAATTGCGCAGTAACTTTAAAACATGCTGATGCTAAACTAGAAAATACCTTATCAGTTGATACATATTTTTGTGGATTACGAATTATACCAAACTGGCGATAATCATTATTAACAGTAAAGCCTTTGTTTTTTTCAACTGAAATCGAAGTATAAGTCATAATAGCACTTGAATATAATTCTTTTTCAACATTTTTACCATGGCCACCAGGTGGACTAATGATTACTCTTGCCGTAGCACCAGCACCATTTCCAGTTATTGTCACATTTGCATACGTATAATTGCTACCATGATTTAACATATTAATGGCTTTAATTTGGCCATTTTGTATAACTGGTTCGGCCGTTGCACCTTCGCCATCACCAGTTATAGTAACTTTAGCGGCGGCATAATTTGCACCATTTGATGTAACTTTAATAAAATCAATTGATCCATTTATTGCTTGTAATTCAACATTTGATTGAATTGTATTTAATGTACCAATTGATAAATCTACTTGTAATTTTGCTTCAACTGTTGGTTTATGTGCAGCATCCGTTACTACTTGTAAATTAGCAAAACTATACCCTAAACCAGGATCATTAATAATTACATTAACTATTTGGCCGTTGTTCATGACTGCTGTTAATTTGGCTTTTGTATTTGGTTTACCATTACTTGATGTACCATCACCAACAACAATAATATCTGGAATAGTTGTATAACCTGAACCTGGATTAAGAATATTAATCTTATCTAATGTGCCAGAAGTATAAAACTTATCCTTTAATGCAGTCATAACTGGCATAAAGGCATTAGTTAAAAACTTATTACGAAGAGAACTAGGTATATTAAACATATACTTCCAAATATACCCATCTGAAGTATGAATTAAATCTACACCAACATCAATTGGTGATACTGTAGATGGTGAATCATAATTATTTGATATACACTTATAAACATTAAAATCGCCATTTAAAATATAAAACTTAGCGTTTTTAATATTTGTTGCACCAGAATATGCTGGATTAGTTTCTGAATATGAATCATCATACATATCATAGACAGTATCTTTAACCCAATCAATACGTGGTACAATTAAACATACATCTGATTCAGTAATTTGCTTTAATGAAATCATGTTATTTCTAACTTGATTTTCATATACTAAATCATCTCGGGGAATTCCAGGATTATCTTGAGTTGGCCAAGATAATGTTTGTCCAAGAAATGTATAATATGACGCCCGACGAGATAGAACCTCGTCATACATTCCTTGAGCAACGGATGCCCGTAATGCTGATTTAATTACTGAACTCATTAACTAATTGTAACAACCCAAGTAATAGAAATGCTATCTGCGGCTTGCTTATTAATTGCTGGGAATACTGTACGGCAAAGAATTGTACCAGCAGAAGCAGCATTGAAAATACCGGCTTCAGTTAAAGCACCAGTGCCTGTACCAGCTGGGAAAGTTGCAGTATAAGTTACAGTATTATCAGTTGCTGTTGTTGAGCTTAGTGCAACAATAGCAATTTCTGTTTGTAAACCTAGGTCTGCTACGTTAGCTGCAGTTGTACCAGTACCAACTGACATATGTGACATAACTGCAGATGTGGTATCCTTCATGCGTGAAGCGATGAACTTCTTACCATTTGATACGACAAGATTTTCATGCTCAATAGTTTCTACTAAGGCACCTGTACTATCAAATCGATTAATAGTAAGCATACCAGTTAATTTAACTTCATTGTTGAATGACATCATTTTCTCCTAAATTTGTTAAAATTATTACTAACTTAATGTTATAATAAAATTATTTATAATGTGTTACAAAGTACTACTTAAGCATATTAAATTAATTCATCATTTATTGTTAAACCATCACTTAAAGATAATGATTTAGAAACTGCAAATAAAACTGATTCTTCATCATCAGCAAAATATCCATATTCAGCATAATTATCTATATTATAGAAATATGATGTTATTGCTTCTACATTATCATTAGAACTTAATTGATAATTCTTTGCATTATTATCAACTGATGTAATTGAATCAGATATACCCTTAGTAGCACTCTTTAATGTAGTATCAGTTTGTGTAACTGAATCCGAAATACCCTTGATAGCACTCTTAGAAGTAGTATCATCTAGTACAACTGAATCAGATATTCCCTTGATAGTATTTATTGTATTATTATCAATTGAAATAATTTGATCAGATGATTGTTTTAATGTACTCTTAGAAGCAGTATCACTTAATAGCGTAGTATCAGATATACTCTTAGTTGTATCTATTGAATTAGTATCATTTGGTATAACTAAATCAGATATACCTTTAGTAGCATCTATTAAAGTGTTATCATCAAGTATAGCAGTATCAAATATTTCCTTTGAAGTATCTATTGAATTAGTATCTAATATACTAATAGAATCCTCAAGCGCTAATGATCTTAAAGCTATTATTGAAGCATTTTCTGTTGATTCAATTGAATCTTCTACTAACTTTTCAGTTGATATAGTATCTAAGGTATCAGATAATAAGATATCATCAGATACTGGTTTAAAAATTGATATATCAAATTCTTCATCATCAAGTGCTAAATAGCCATCTTCAACATATCCATCAACATTATATAGTCGTATTGTAACTGCTTTTACTGCATCGTCATAATTTGCAGCATAATCCTTAACATTAGAATCATCTGAAACTACTAGATCAGATATTTCTTTTGTAACATCTATTGCATTAATATTGTCAATCGATTCAACCAAATCTTCTATTGGCTTTTCAGTTAAGATACTATTTGAATCAAGTATTGTAGTATCATCAAATAATGGTTTTTCTAATGCTACGCCCACATAATCAGATGTAATAATACTATCATTTGCAGATTTAATTAGATCCTTAACATTTTCATCAGATGGACCAACATTATCAACAAATTGAATTAACTGATAATTAATTAATGATTTAATTTCAGTTGATAAATTAATAACATTATTTAATTGATATTCAGCGAATAATTTAGTTCCTGCGGTATGCAAATATGATTTAATGATATTTTTATAGCTATTTAAAGCTTCATCAATCTTTATTTGATATGCATATGGTTGATAATAGTCTTGATTTTCAATGTAAATGGCATCAGAAATAAAGCCATCATTATTGATATAATACCCTTGATATTTTGCAATAGGGCTAAGATTAAATCTAATCAAAGCCATTTTTTGTTCTAAAGGTGTATTATTTGTATTATTAGACGTTGAATCTAATGTATATGCAACTTCTGTTCTAAATGTTTGAACAATATCACCAACATATGTATTATCAGCATAATCTAAATCCCAATAATTACATGTTGCAATATAGCCTTCATCAATAAAGCCTAATGTACTTGTTTTAGATGGTAAAGATAATAAATTAATATTATTTTTACTAATACTAATAATACTATCAGGTGCGCCTGTAAATTTAGACTGAGCATTACCATAAAAGTCATAAGAATATCCAGTACCAAATTTTATAAATGATATTCTTTTAATACCACCATTTGCATCTATCTTATCTACTTTAATTGTAGTGCTAGTTGTACCATTACTAGTATTTGTATTAATTGTAAGTAATTCACCTACCTTAAAGCCTAAGCCAGGATTAAGTACTTCATAAGTACCAATAGTAGGAGAAATTTTTCCAATAAATTCATTACCAGAAGTGTCTTTAAATTGAATAGTTGAAGTTATTGTAATATTATTAAGATATTTGTTATTCTCAATGAATACTTCATATAATGATTCATTGATCTTCTTAATTTTCTTTACAACAACATAATTAACTCTTTTATTTCCAGAAAGTACTCGAATTGTATTGTTTAATAATGTATTAATGTCACCTGATTCAGGAATGACAAATAAAGAATTATCTTGTACCCATTTACCATCTGATGCACGCAAAACAGATTTGTATGGATAATAGATTTCAACGTCTTTATTAAAGAGTAACTTAAATAATAGACGATATGATTCTTCGGAACCTTTTGCTGAATAGATTTCCTTAATCTTTTTAAGGATAAATCTATCATTTTCTGGTGCAGTATAAAAGCCATTATAGTTTAATTCATTTTTGAAATGAACTATAAATGCATCGAGAGTTTCATCAATATCACGATAATTGCTTAAGTTTCTAGCATTTGTTTGCTCTAAAAACTTATAATATGCTTCTATAAAAGAAGTAAGCGCAGGATATTCTTCCTGAATAAACTCAGGAAATTGATTTGCAACTAGCGTCGATAATTTGACTTTTTGGAGCATTATTAAGATCGGCTAGAACTAAAGATATAATTAGTTCCGCCGCCGGTATTACCCATTGAAATGGTATCCACCAAGACATTAATATTAATTAATTCTTCTGGAATAGAAATAATTTGATCTAGCACTGAAGCTACATCATATGATTGAGGTTTAATAATAAATTTCAATTCATCAATATTTGTATTTGGATCTAAACTATCAATAAACAAATTCTTAATAAGAATTAAGCCAGTTGAATAATCAACTGTGCCAATATTTTTATTAACAACTGTTTTTTGTTTACCTGAATAAGTGTACATCACTACATTACCAATTCCATCATCTTCTAAATAATGTAATTGATCACTATTTGCAGTATAGAAACCACCAGATTTAATACTTTCTTCGGCTACACCAGAATAATAAATTGGATTACCTAAATAAATCTGATAATTGCCATAGATACCATATACTGGCACAACACTTGTATGTAACTTAATAGTTGTAATATTACTTACAATACTTTGATCACTCTTATCAATTAATGACATTAAATTTGAAATTCTAAAAATAGAATCAAATTTTTGTAAATTATTGGTATTATAATCTTTAATTGTAGTTAATACCTGTGCCTTAATATCATCACTAGTTTTATTAGTTGACTTTGAATTAAAGTATACGGATGAATTTACTTGAATAGTCGTATATTTTGGATCAACAATTTCAGGTGTAATTGAGATAACATTCTTAGCTTTTAGAATGTCTCTCTTAATAGCATTCTTTTCTTCAATAGTAAGAACTAAACTTTCTTTTGGCTTTATGCACAAAAATACTTTACCATAAACTACCGGCTTATTATTTTCTCCACCCCAAACATTAATAGAACTTACATTTGGATAATTATTTAGAATAATGCTCTTATAATCTTCTGCAGTTACACCTCTATTTTGAGTAGAATAAGCACGAGGAGCATTATATCGAATACTTTCAATATCTTCTATTTCAGAACCACCAGTTGATGATTTCATTGTAACAACTGAAACAGTTGAATTTGCAATTAAGTTTGATCCTTGATATTGAAAGGATCTTGCATTATTTGCCGAGCCTTTATTTGTAACTAAATATTCTAGATGTACAATATTACCAGCTTCAATTGCTTTACCTAGTACACCATCGCCAAATGTAATTTCAAATAATTCATTATCGATTTCATTTACAAAGTATATTGCACTATCTTTATCTAGATTTAGAATAGTATCACTACGCTTAAATATAACATACTTTGAAGACATTGAACTAGCTTGAACACTTACCTTAAGTGTTGAAAGATCAACATCTTTATTTGGAACAATATAACGTTGACCTTGTGTAACAGTATATTTAAATGTTAATGGTGAACCTTCTTTAATTTCAATATTATTGAATACGTATCTATTATTATTTAAAACTGCGGTATACTCTTGAAGAGTATAAAATGTATATTGAACATTATTTAAATTAACAGTAAATGGACTATACTTTGGTAATGTAACAGTAATTGGAGGAGATACTGCTTGACTCGATAAATTAACTGTAATATCAACAATTGCTGTTGAACATAATGCAGATTTTGTAATATAACCTAATTGCTTTGATAATGATACAACGCTTGAACGCTTAACTGCTGAATCTAGAAATGATTCATTAATAGCTAAATTTGTATATAAAGCATTGTAATGAGTATTATATGCCAAAACATCAAGAAGAATAGACATGGTCGACCCTTCAAAATCATAATCTTGAATGGTGTTTTGACCCTTAAGGAATTCTTTGAGATTAGCTTTGATTTGATCAAAGTCTAATTCTGCAACTTGTATTTTTTGATTTGCCATGTATTATCTTGTTCTTTTTAGAACAACATCTAGAGTTATTGGGCGGATGGTGTTAACAATTGAAAATTCAATTCTAACATATACTTCATTTGTGTCATAATTATTTCTTACCATGACATCAAGTAATTTAACACGTGGTTCAAAGTTTTGAATAGTGTCTGTTATTGCCCGTTTCATTAGTGCAGTAAACATCGGGCCAGCTGGTTCAAATAATAAACCTCGAATATTTGAACCAATTTCTGAATGAAATGGGCGTTCATAAAATGAGGTCATTATTAAATTTCTAACGGCTTGCTTTATTGCTTCTTCATCATATTTAAGCGTAAGATCTCCCGAAACTGGATGCTTCGAAAAATTATTGTTTAAATCAGAAAAGCTGCGAATATTTTTTGCCATGTTTTATTTATATTAGTTTACAAAAACATTTGGAGAACCTTCGGCACAATGATCACCACAGCTTAATTCATCACCAATTCTTGCTGCAGCAAGACCATTAATAAACACATTTGGAGATCCCTGAGCAGTAATTGAATCATGTGATCTTCTACCGCATTTATGTTTTGGCCAATAATCACTTACTCGATGAGCTGCTATGCCATTAATAAAGACATTTGGCGATCCTTGAACATTTGGTCTTGGATTAAAACAATGTCCAGCTGATTTATCACCTAATCTAACTGATGCAGGCATTATAATAGCTCCGGATAACTAGTAATTGCATCTTTATATGTTGATGCCTTTGTAATGATCTCAATAAGCTTTTGGTTTGAATAACTATCATTATATGTAATTGTTAATGGCCATTGTTCAGTTACAGTAAATAAACCAAGACCAGCAGCAGGAATAGTTGATGATATGTTTATCTTTGCAGTAACATTAAAATTCAAAATTAAAGATGTTTTGGTTGGAGGTTTATATTGATATAATCCAACAAAATCTGGTGGTATATCATCAAGGCTATTTGTTACGGTAAATGATTTATTATAATTGGCATCTTGATTAGCAAATTTTAATACTCGATCAAACATATTTCCAAATTTGCTTGAAAATGTAAATGAATTGTTACTCCATGTAACATTTAAATCCTTTGGAGCATTATCACATACAACATTAATTATTTCAACTGAAGAACTCGTTCCTGCTACATATAATGCTAAGTCGGCATTACATGTAACTGTTTGTCCAGTTGTACCCTCAAATTCAGTCAATGTCAAATTAGTAGGAGTAAAGATTATCATAATAAGTAAAATCCTATTTTATTATCTTTCTTATATGTTTGATCATTTAACATAGTAAATGCCATTTTGCGATTTATGCCGCCTGGTCCAGTGGTATCACCTGCCTTTAAGCCGCGATATCCAATATGCATCCAACATTGATTACCTGATCTATATTCAAGAATAATCTGGTCATATGGAAGAATCTTTTCGAGTTGTTGAATAAACTCAAAATGACGTTGATTTCTAGTATCATCTTTTGGTAATAATGAAAGATCTATTGCTCTACCATATGGGTGATCAGAAGTTGAACTACCTACACCATTTGATAATTGTCTATAACCTGAATTAATTGTCCATTGCTTACCATAACCTTTAATACCGCCTGGAAGAATTGATAATGCCGGCTCAAGAATATTTTGACATAATTGTGAAAGGTTACAAATAATTTGTTGCTTAGTTAGACCACATTGATTAACTAATTTATGATTACCGGCATGGTCATATAGCATGCCTAGATTAAAATTATCAGATAATTTAAAGCTATCATTAAAGTCTTCAGTATTATAGATAACTGTACATGATGCAACAGTATTTGTTTTTGCTCCACCGCTTGTTTCTGTTACTTGATCTTGAGCAGGAACATTTTCTGGTGTTTGCTTACCATATTTCTTTTCCATAGCTTCCTTTGCAGCAATACCTTGAGGTGTTTTCCAATCTTCTTCTGATTCAAATGTAAATACTTCTTCACCTTCTGT